TTTGACCCTCAACAAAAAGTTTACCATCTTGTGTGTAGACATAAACTTCTTTCTTTTTAAATCCAGCAAGTGCAAGTTCAAGACGCGATTCCACATTACTAATTTGAACTAGATTGTATGGGGGATAGTTTGTAGTAGTTTCATGTAGATGAAAAATACGATCAAAGTATTCATCCATACCAATACTATATTTGTTGATCCTCTCCATTAATGCAGGAAGATCCGCAGCAGTATACCTTGTGAGGTTAGTCATTATAGTAGCTCCTTTAAAAGCGAGTTTGTGTTTTGTGGACCCTTTCGGCATCCAATATTAATTATACAACAAACATAAAAAAAGGGAGTGTTGAACTCCCTACAAGATCATTCGGTTTCTTCTACTCTTTTCTTTTTGGATCCAATATTATATTTGGTTTCCAAAATCCACTCTCCCTTATCTTTATAAGAAAGAACTTTAATTTGATTTAAAGGTGCAATATCTTGAATTTTTTCAAGATCAACAATTGTAATCAATCCCCAATCGGCAAGAAGTTGGGCAATACGATTACGGCGCTGCACATCATTCACAGTCAGGTTTGCGTGTTTGCCATCAAGAGCAAACAGTTCCTTAAAGTGAACGAGATAATATCTACCTTGCTTGTGTAGAATATGGCAAGACTGATAGATTTTCTTTTCCTTTCTTGAAGCAACTCCGATACGAGTCAAAGTTTCACGCACTTTCAAAAAGTCATCGGGTTCGTTGAGAACCACTTCAACCATTTGACTTGGCGTCCACTTCACTTCAGGTTCTTGAACTACACTCATTTTGATCCTCCAGTTTCAAATTTCGATTTAATAAAAGTAAGTTGTTCTTTTGTAAGAATCCTCAAAGCTTGTTTTGCCTTCTCATTACTATAACCATAATAACGTTTGACATAATCAAGATCTTTGATTTTATCTTGTCGGAGCCAGGGAGAATACCTCTTCTTTTTCCTCAGACTATTTATATAAAAGTCATATTGCATCTTCTTTGGGAGGAAATGATATTGATTCATTTCGTTTGCAAACATTAAACAATCAACGTGCCCAGAAAAACACCTATTGATAATATATGGCGCATATTCCTTCTCAAGTGAAGGATCTTCATCAATCAGGTGTTTCTTCGTTTGATTGATCGAGTTTAACCAGTCCTTCAATTCCATAATTAAAAAGCAAGAGTTCTTTACGTTGTTTTTGCTCACGCATATATTCACCAACAGAACGCATTGTGTAAGTCAGATCAAACTCTGCAGCATTCCAGTTCTTAAACCTATCTTTTACAAGTTGGTCAGAATTATAACTAATCAACTGGTCCATATTATTAGCATCACAATCAGCAGCAAACTTATCGTGATCAAATCTTTTGTGCATTGATCCTTTGTTCCCATAGAGATTATCCTTAATATCATAAGGAGGATCGAGATACATAAAAGCACCTTTATTCCCATCCATCAGATAATCGTATGAATAGTTAGTTATACGCCAACTAGCAATTAACTTGGAATACTCTGGCAATTTTTCAATTCCTCGCAAGGAAAAATTGGAGTTACTTGCTTGCTCCGAAAAAGATGAACTTTCGGTAAGACCACTAAAAGAGCATTTGTTAACAATATAGAAAGCGACAGCACGATTAAAGTTCGTTTCAGACTCATCATTGATATGTTCCTTTGATTTTAAGAAAAGTTCTTTGGCAAGTTTAGGAGTATTGTAAGCAACTTTACAATCAACCAATTCATTCTTCAGATCATTCCCAAACATCTGAAGTTGCTGCCAGAAGTTTACAAGAGGTTCATAAAGATCATTCACCCAAATATCCATATTGGGATACTTCTTTGTGATATAAATCGCAACACTTCCTCCACCAAGAAATGGTTCTCGGAACTCATCGTAGTTGCGAAGATCTGGAAAGTAAGGTCCCATCTTTTCACAAGCACGTGATTTTCCACCAGGATATCTAAGCGGGGTTTTAAGAGATTTCATCAAACGTATTCCTCAATCAAAGAAAACATACCATCAACGTCACAATCCTTTTCAGCAGGAATAACGTTTTCAACAATCATAGTATAATCACCCTTCTTCAATACACATTTGGGGTCATTTGCATTCTCATCAACACATTCGTAAACTTTATCCCATGTGGTATAACCCACAGACATAGCCTTAGTATCAACTAAAAGTAGATAATCAAATGTTTTAATTAGATCTTCTTTTTTCCATTCTGTTTTATCTTTACTAGAAGGATGAAAATTTTTCAATACAAATGCTTTGCAGTCACCACGGCAGTCTTTACCAGTTTTGTCTTTACCTGTTTTAAACAGACCAAATTGACTTTTCATTTCAACAAATTTGCCCGTTTCTTTTAGAATAAAATCCCTGCCAGTTTGAAAAAGTCCCACATGGGTCAATTGATCATCGGACCACTTACAAAAAGACTTCTCAGTATAATGGGCACGAAGTCCCCTGAAGGGATTACTTTTCATTTGTTTTGTATTGGATGCATTTACCCATCCAAAAAATTGTTCAAAATTAACGCGAGAAAAATCAATACTCATAATCAGGTTTGTTGTACTTAAGGTACTCAAAAAAAGTAAGTTTCATTTCCTTCTGCGTCATGCCACAGTGGGCAGCAGCAGCAGGCAAAGTCATTTTAGCACGAAAAAGACCTTCGTTTGCCTCCTTCACATTTGTAGGCGTTGTTTTAACTGGTTTTTCGTATAAGATTTTGTAATCAATTCGGTAAAAGTTCATCAGATACTCACAATAGTCAAACAATCAATTTTTTATTCGGAGATTTGATAACCGAAAACATATCCTTGTAGTTGTCAACAATTTGCTCCTGCGCTTCGGAAATATAAACAACATATTTTTTAGAAACCTCCAAATCTACATCTTTACCTTTTAGAAGAGGAGACCATGGAGCAAATCCCATCTGCCCATTTCCAGTAGGAATAGCAACAATAGGATTACGAATAACAATAGTATCAGTCAAATCACCAACTTGATCTGCGATAACATCTTCACCAGACCACATACGAATTAATTTTACATTCATTTTAATTAAACCTCATCTACTAGTTCAATGTCCTCAAATTGATCCGAAGATACTTCATGCTCTCCGCCAAGAAGATACCAATGTTTACCATCATCACAAACACCAAGATATTTCATTTGATCTTCTTCAAAAATGTTTTCACGCATAACTGCTTGAAGACGATAATGCATCAATTCAGATTTAGATGGGACTTTCATTTGAATTCACACTCACACATAATTTCAGTTAATGCTGCAAGAAGATTTATTTCCTGATCAGCCACGAACGCACATTGGTATTGATACTTAGCAATAACAAGAACGGCAGCAGGAATAGATGCGGGTGAAAGACAATCATAAAGGGAGTCATAAACCCTGCGGAGTAAACTAGAAGCATCGTTGTCCAAGTTGGAGACCACCCACTTTCGGACTTCAGTAAAGTTTTTATCCTTGAGAAATTTAATAAGTTCATTTACAGATACATCAGAAAAAGTTGCAAGAATACCAGAGTCAATTTTACCACCAGTAGAATATCTTTGAATTTCGTTTAAAACACGTCGGAAATCTGGAAAGTGTTTAGCAACTAATTCAACAACAACTTTTTCATCATACTCAATTTTTTCCTGATCCAAGATTTGTAGGACTCTTTTGAAAAAACTTCCAGCAAGTTGCTGTTTTTGTTTTCCTTTGATTGCGAAGTCAATGACGGCACAACGGGAGTGAAGGGGTTCAATGATCTTGTTTTTGTAGTTACAGGTGAAAATGAATCGGCAGTTGTTATAAAATGCCTCAATATTCGCCCGTAGTAGGAGTTGTACGTCGTTGCCTGTGTTATCAGCCTCATCGATGATGATGACTTTGTGTTTAGAAGATCCCGTAAGTGAGACGGTCGAAGCGAAGTTCTTTGCTTGGTTCCGTACAGTATCCAGGAAACGCCCTTCGTCGGATCCGTTGATGACATAATAGTCTGCTCCCAATTCGTTACATAATGCCTTTGCGATTGTAGTTTTACCAATTCCAGGAGGTCCAGCAAGAAGGAGATTTGGGATCTCACCCTTCTCTACAAACTCCTTAAATGTTTTTTTAGTTTCATCGGGAAGAATACAATCCTCAATCACTTGAGGACGGTATTTCTCCACAAAAAGAAATTCACTTGTCATAATTTAGATCCAATCAGGTTTGCGTTCTGGCATACGAAGATAATTAGATGCAACCCAAGGTTTGGATGCAATATACATCTTGTAAGCAGTAAAAGTGTCAATGCTTGTGTCAAGTTTATACTCATCTGGCATAGCACGAACGAAGTTTTCTACCTTATTAATTTTACCACGAGGGAACAAATAAAAGGCATCTACGAGTGTCTTATAACAAGAATGAACTTTACCATAACGGAGAGTGTATTCATCACACAGATTAAGACCATGTTTAATCAACCAGTAAGCATTATGAACGGACTCTGCTGCCCACTTGGTACAAGGATGGTTACGGAAAGCACCCTTCTCGGTGCTGTAAGGAGTGTTGTCTGCTTTGAGAAGGGGTCCATAGTTGTGATACCACTTGGAGGCAACGATAGAAAGCATCTGGCAGCACTCCAAGGGCATCTTTACAACGTGCTTGTCAGGAAGACAGAGAGCACTCTCTGCAGGAAATTCACTTGTTACGAAGATGTTCATCCGAATGTTGAATCAGGTTCCAGAGCAATATAATACTTCAGATTGTACTTGGTGTTCGTGAACTGTGACAAAAGTTTAGAAGACACCACAACGTCATAAGCACCAGGAATGATCTTAATGTTTTCTACCTTGAAATTGAACGTAAACTCTGTATCGGTTTCCCCAACAACAATAGCATATTCATTAGAGGTATCATTCTTCTTATCACGAACAACAAGTTTAATGACACCTGCCTCACCAATAGCAGAAAAATCTGGGAGTTGATAAACTGCTGCTGCCTTTACCAGTTTCTCCAAGGAAGCACTATCAAGTTGGAAACAAACATCTTTTGAAGGGAGTTGAATGTCTTTTTCGGGAGGAGAAACAATTACGTTAGGATCAGCAAAGAAGTATTTTACACGGCGCTTGCCTTCACGAATACTCAAGTAAGAGTCTTCTTTAAAATCCAAATCTGGATCTTGATGAAGACCCAATCCATTCAAAAACTGGTTGAGATCATAGATTGCAAAATCACGAGGAAACTCTTCAGTAATATCTGCCTCTGCCAAAATGTTTTTTGCAACCGAAATAGTACGAAGGCGGTTTCCCTCTTTTACAAGAATTGAGTTATTAATACTTGCAAAATTCTTAAGAATGGTTAGGGTATTGTCAGAAAGTTTCATAGTTTCAGGTTTCAGTTTCACTTGTTTTCAACGAGATTAAGATGATTAATTAGCAGAATTGTGTAGTGAAGAACCTTGAACAAATCTGCACGAGGAGTACCTTTTGTATCATAACGATCAATATACTTGGTTACATTACCAGCACAGAAACCTTCACGGCGATTGTGCTTGATCTTATCTAGGGTTTGCTCTTTGCCACCGCCAGTACGATCAACATAATGTTGCCGATAAGTGCTTGCAATATATTCTTCCAGTTGCTTGAGGATTTTATCCTCGTTATATTTCCAAAAACCGTTTTTGTTTGTATCTTCAGGCATGTTCAAATTAAAAGTAATAGTATCAGGTGAGGTATAAGGATTTCCAGTCAAACTAATTCCATCATAGTTCCAGTAATCCTGCGCCCCTGAAAATGAAATGGTATCAGTTCCAGATCCACCATAAATTGTGGAAAATTGAGATGTTTTTGGGATTGAACTTTCGTAAGTGCTCTCAAAGTTTTCAGACATTTTGTTTCATAGTAAAAGGACAAAAGAGGAGGTACATTAACCCCCTTGTATTCTATCAGTTTACTTGCTTCTCGTCAATATATTCTACAGTCAGTTCAGGACCAGTAGAAGGCATCTGGAAGTCAACATCCACTTTGTCATAGAGTTCCAGGAATGCTTGCTTGGTTTCTTCATCAAATCGGTTCACACACACCTGGATTGCCTTTGCCTTGTCTTGGAAGATGCTATAAGCACGGATGATATGAACCAAACGGCGGGTGCTGATGATTTCCTCAATACCACCATCATAGAAGGTCTTGCGGATAATGTCACCCCAATCCACCAGGCGCTTGCAGAAATCACGATCCTCCACACCAAGATCCAGAGCGATGCCCTCAAGGATCTTCTGCTCGGTTGCAGGGGCAGGATAGGATTGCTCAAAGGTCACAGGGAAACGCTCTAGGAACGCCTCGTTGAGCACGTTGGTGCCAATGAAACGTCCGTCATCAGAACCTTTACCCTTGGTGTTTGCAGTGGCGAATACGTTGAAACCAGCAGCGGGTTTGACGAACTTGCCAATCTTCTTCAGGAAAACACCCTTACCTTCCAGAACAGATTGAAGGCACAGAATCTTGTTAGAAGCAAGGTCAATCTCATCCAGAAGGAGAATTGCACCACGCTCCAGTGCCTCAATCACAGGACCATTGTGCCAAGCAGTTTCACCATTCACCAAACGGAAACCACCGATCAGATCGTCCTCATCAGTTTCAATCGTGATGTTGACACGAATCAGTTCACGCTTAAGTTGAGCACACGCTTGCTCCACACTGAACGTTTTACCATTACCCGAAAGACCCGTAATGAACGTAGGGTAAAAAAGATTGGACTGAATAATTTTTTTAATATCGTTAAAATTACCAAACTTGACGAAGGTATCATCTTTATCAGGAATAAGGTTTTGTTCCAAAGAGGGAAGAGCAGGAGGTGCTTGATAAGAACGTTCAATCTCTTCCACACGTTCTTGAGTCACTTCTAGGTTCCAACGACCACGATCAGTTTTAAATTTTTCAAGGCGACTGGTTACTGTAGGGTAAGAAATACCCTTGGAAGCACAATAACCACGAACATCTCCAGAAGAAAACTCTGTACCGAACAGAGATTTAAGATCTGAAATGAGTTGTTCGTCGGTCACAGAAATTTTGCGGGGCATGATTTAGTTAGGTGGTTTGTTTCAACAAAGTAATTATAGAAGCAAAAAGGGGGCAGGTGAGTGCCCCCTGTGCCAGTTCAGTAACTGGTTATCAGTCCATAGTGAACTTCTTTTTTGGAAGTGATTTTTTAGAGGCAGGTGGTGCCTCAACAACAGGCTCTGAAACAGGTTCCGAAACAGGCACTGGTGCAGGTTCTACAGCAGGTGCTGGAGTTGGTTCTTGAAAAAAATCTGTAAATCTACTCATTAGGTACGATAGAATTCTATAAAATTATTTATCAGGCAACAAGTTCCACAAATTCACCAAGAATACGCTTGTTCATTTTTTTAGTTTTCAAACTCTTTACAAAAGCATTCTTAATTTGTGCCTTTGTTGCATCCTCGGCAACAGAAAACTCTGCCTCTTGCGAAAGAGCACTAGAAGAAAGACCAAAATATGAATGGTATCCAGACTTCTTGATGGTAAATGCTTTCTCCTTTTTCCAAGAGTTCATCACCTTATCATACTCATCACCATAATAACCATAGTAACGGCGAATAAAATGACCTGCATCACGTGACTCAAGAACACGGATACCAATAAAGTTAATGTCAGTAAACTTATCCCTCAAATTGCGAAGAAGAACATCAGTAAAATCATAAAACTCACCATCACAAGAGTAAGTCATCCCTGTTTTACGATCCCGAATAAACGCATTAGGACCAATATGAGCGGTTCCCATATAAGGTTCTTCTTCCCATCGGCGTTGAATTTCACGATGATATTTGAGAAGACATCCTTCACCGTCAGTTAGAACAACACACTGAACCTTTTGAAGTTTGTTTTCTTTCTGGAATTTAGGCAAAATTTGATGCAGAGCAATCAGAGACTCGTTCAGGGGAGTCCCAGAGAGAGTCAATCCTGGAGGAGTGCTGTAATAGCACTGATTGTGATAAGCAAAAGAAACAGCAAGACGAAATACATTCATCATTTGCTCTTCAAGTGTTTTACCATTCACTTTACTGGTAAGAAGGTTCATCAAAGAGAACCATTCACCAACCTGAATAAGTCCATCTTTCTTTTCGTAAGAGAGTTGGCGAAGTTTTGCTTTACCGTTCTCGTCATATTTCACCAAAGGATAATCAGTGGTAAAAGCATAAACTTCAAAAGGAATAGAAACCTTTTTGCAGAACCATACAAGATTAAAAAGTTGCTTGACGGTATCTTCCATTACGTTTGACATAGATCCAGACCAATCAAGAATAAACACCAATCCATGGTTCTTACCATCAGAAAGAGTAGTTACTTTCTTGAACAGATCTTCATTGTATTTGTAGGTATGAAGTTTTGTACAGTCCAAAACACCAGTACGTGCAGTAGAAGCACGAGCATAGGAGTCTGCTGCTTTACGACATTCAAACTCTTTTACCAGATAGTTGACTTCCTTTTGAGCAGAACGTTTGAACTCGGCAAACTTCTTATCAACTGCACCAAAAATATCAGAATACTTCCACCCTTGATCCCCAAGGTAATTAATCCAATACTGTTTGCAATTAGAATGAATTTCTTCATTTGGAACAATTACCCTATTGAGATCAAGTTGGGGCAATTCAAGATAAACATTCTCATATGAGTCAGGATTAACAAGATCCTTCAGTGCCTCTTCCAGAGAGTCCATGGTTTTAACTTCTGGATCTTCATCCTTCTCTCCACCATCTTGAGTGTTTTTAGGTTGTTGTTGATTATTCTGTTCTGCAGGTTGTTCCTGCTGATCATTCTCACCTTCCTGCTGATCAGTAAAATCGGAAGCAGGTTGTTGACTTGCACCACTGTCCTGCGCCTCCAGATTATCCATAGGAGTCTTGGTTTCTTCCTGTTGCTTACGCTTACAGTACTTGTACAGTGCCTCCGCAGCAATCAGAACATCGGCAAAGGTTTCGGTTTCGGCAACCATGTTGATGATTTCAGTTTCTTCGCCAGGTTCAATAGGAATATTTACATAGTTACCGATCTTGAACCAAAGGTTTACACGATCTGCAAGGTTATAGGTTTCCAGATTATCATCACCAATCTGGAAAAAGTCATCATCAGAAAACTCTTTATATCCGTTATAAAAGGTTTTGGAAAGACCAGGATAACGGCGCTTCATCATCTTCTCAATACGTGCATCCTCTACGATGTTCACGAATTGGGGAGGAACTTTTACATTCTTGGTCCAATCTTCATCGGGAGTGTAGAGAGCATGTCCAACCTCATGCCCCACCAGAAGATCATACACGGTGTTGCTTGCCTTCTCCCACATAGGAAGTGTGAGCACACGTGTATGAACATTAAAGCAGGCAGTCTCTACCTTCTTGTGCTCAACCACAAGGTCTTCGGTGGCAAGAAGTTTGGCAAGTTGTGACTTGATTTCGTGTCGAACGGTCATGGGTTTGTTGTGTATGAGGGTATCATACAAAAAAAGAGGGTGGTGAAACCCTCTAGTGTACCAGTTTGAAAAGTGGTCTCAATAATTCTAATTATTATTTTTATCTTGATAATTTAATCACATTAAAGCCCCTTTGCCGTGCTTGGCAATAATAGATTGCCTTACAAGGTCTAATGCCTTTTTATTAGTCTCTGCAGTTTTTTTAGGATCATATGGTTTAGATGATTGTGATGTTCTTGTAGATCCTCTACCAGCACCAACTCCACCCCTTTCAAGTCTTCTATCATTTACCCTATCAGACTCTTCCTCACTAATCATAATATTTTGTTTCCACTCTCTACTCATATTTTCTAAAATTGCAAGCGCAGCATCTTCGGTATCAGCATAACCTTCATCCATCAAATATGCCATAATATACTCATCACTCAATCCTTTTCTTGCAACATGCCCAGCAAGTTTAGTAGCACCAGATGCTCCTCTGCCAACTTCTTTTGCAACACCACCAACTTTTCCTGCTGCTTTACGAATTACCTTTCCAGTCTCTTTTGCAGCACTCATAAATTCTTTTCTTCTTTGTACGTCAGCAGCAGCTCTTGTTTGAGCAGCTTCAATACCTCTGTTTACTGCGCCAGCAACACGATCTAAAAGACCTGGTTTTTTAGGTTGCTTCTTTGCAGCAGCAGCAACTGCAGATTGTCTTTGAAGGGATGCCTTCATTCCAGATGGTTTTGATGCAGATGCTTTTGATTCTGCTTCTTTTCTTGCTGCCTTTTGATCACGAAGTCTTTGGAGAGATTTGCCAGTTGGTTTACCAGACTTGAACTTTTGTCCTTTTGCAGTCACAGGTTCAATTCTAGCACCACCTGCTCTTGCTTCGGTTAAAACATACTCTTCAGCAATATCATAAACAAACTCTGAAAATTCTTCTTCGCCGAGTTCTTCAATTAAAATATCAACACCTTCTTCATTTAAACCCATTTCGTAAAAATAATGTGCAGCAATTTCCACTTCTTCTGAAAATTGTTCTTGGGCATATACATTTTCATATGCCTCAAATAAAGATTGCATTTCTGTTGCTTTCATTTTTATAAAAACGTTTTTAGTTATTTATAAAAAGAAGAAGCGCCCCGTGAGAGGCGCTTCTTGAGAGCTTGGCGTCGTGCCTTTGCTTGTCGGAGTGCTTGCGGTTTCAATTTCCGCTTTTGCTCCTTTTTAGAGTGGTGTTGCCAGTTTGGAAGTTTCATTGTTCCCAGAGTTTTTTTTGGACTTTTTCTCCCAGATCGGGAGTGTTAAGTATAGCACGTTTGAGTTTACACAGTTCTTTTTTAAGGGTTTCAACTTCTGATTTTAATTTAGAAATTTCTTCAGATTGAGAACTCATGCAATCATCCTACTAAAACCTTTGATTTTTTCAAACCTTGTGACACTTTCAAATTTGTCCTCAAGGCCAGTCTTATGAGAAATCACAAATATATTAGCATCCTTAATCACATAACGAATAATTTTAAGGAACTCATCAGTGCCAAATCCATCAAGAGAACTATCAAATACTTCATCCATAATCAGCAGATTGGTATTGACGGAATTTTTGACTCTGGCGACTTCTCTCCAAGTGAAGAGTAGGGCAAGGTCAATTCTCATTTTTTCCCCTTCACTAAAAGAACTGTATGAAAAATGTTCGTGAATAGGGGACTTTACAGTTTCATTAAATTCTTCATCTAGATGAAAGTTAATATAAAAATCCATCATTTGAAGGTAACGATTAACCTGCTGATTTATGAACGGAAGATACTTCTTGATTATCTTCGTTTTTACACCATCATCCTTGAGTAAGGAATAGGCAAAATCGTAATAGACGATTTTTTGTTTTTTATTTGAAAGGTCTTCTATTGTGTTTTGGAGATTAGTTTGAAATTCTTCTAGTTTCTCATGTTCAGTATTTCTGTTTGCAAGGTTCTTGGTAATAGTTTGAATTTCAGATTCAAGTTCTCGTATTTGTCTTTGGTTGAGGGAAATCCGAGTATTGTTTTGAGAAATCTCATGGTTGAGTTTTGTAATCTCCTTGGATAGAACTATAAATTGACGCTCTCGTTCTTTTTCTAATTCTATTGCCTCCTCAAGTTCTTGAAAACCTTTCTGGAGTTCCTTTGCTTTATTTTGAGCGTCTGTAATTCTATTTAACCGAAATTCTTCTTCTATAGTTTGAGTGCAAGTAGGGCAGACCGTATTTTCTGTAAAGAACTTATGTTCTTTGGTAATTGTAAATACTTTTTGAGACAATTTACCCTTCAGATTATTCAGTTTTATTAACTTTTCTTCCGCCCCAATAACTTCTTCTTGTTCTTTGGTGTAAGTAAAAATCTTTTCTTCGATTTTAGCACTTTCATCCATATAAATGCCAACTTCAACATCTAAATTGGCAATCTTTTCTTTATTGGCATTTATATTGGCATTCCCACGATTTTCAAGTTCCTCAATAAAATCTTGCTGCATTTTAATTTTATCTTTAAAATTTTCTTTTGCAGCATTCAGAGATTTGATTTCATCCTTTTGAGCACGAATTTTATCCTTGACGATATTATTCATTGCAGAGAAAATACGAATATCTAAAAGATCTTCAATTACCTCACGGCGATTTGCAGTTGTCAACTGCATAAAAGGAACAAATGCAGTGCTGCCCAGAATAACAATTTGAGTAAAAGACTTATAATTTACTTTTAAAATATTTTCTTCAAGAATTCTTTGATTAGCACGATCATCTGCTTCTTTATGAAGAAGACTGCCATTTACTTCTATATCAAAAATATTTGGTTTAATTCCACGACGAACAAGATAATCTCGATTGTTCACAGAAAACTCAATTTCAACCAAACAATCTTTTTCGTTTACTGTATTAACTAATTGTGGTTTATTAATTTTACGAAAGGGTTTATTAAAAAGAACAAATGTGAGAGCATCAAGAATTGTAGATTTTCCTGCTCCATTTGTTCCAATAATTAAATTTGTATTGTTTGACTCTAAATTAACTTCCGTAAATTGATTTCCAGTTGAAAGAAAATTTTTCCACTTGATTTTATGAAATACTAACATTTTTAGGGGGAATTACGATATCGTCAGGAGTAATTACAGCGTATTTGTAATTATACATCTTACAGGTTTTTATTGCAAGTTCGTCGTCAACTTCAACGACATCCATTTCAGTTTCTTCTTGGTCCTCAAGCATTAAAGCATAACGTGTTGCATCATCTTCTTCCTCAAAAAGAAATAAAACTTTTTGTCCATGCTGATCTTGAACAGCATATGCACCATCATCTTTTCTATCTTTCAGAGTTAGAAGAAACATTTACTCTACTTCGCAAGCTTGCTGATATAAATCTTGAAAAATTTCTTTAATAATTGTTTTATCAAATTCAAATTCAGATTCATCAATGTAACGATTAAGAATTGAAATTGTACTTTCTTCTTCTTCAATTTGAAAATTTTCATTTTCTTGTATGTCGAAGTTTTCTACAATCTTAAGTTCTTGAATTTTTGCAGAATAAAGTTTGTCAATAAATTTTTCAAAATCTTTTGGTTTTGATTTTTTACGAACAATCACTTTGACAATTTTGTCTTCATACTCGGTGGCATCAAATAATTGATAAGGAGTATCTTCATAATAAATGTTATAAAATAATTTATAAGGATTATTAATTGGAGTATGAGTAAGGGTTTCCGTATCGAAGATATGAAATCCACGAGTATCATTTACATCCGTCCAATACATTTCATAAGGATTACCGAGATAGAAGATACTTCCATTATCAGAACGAGTGTGGTAATGACCAGAAAATACCTTTTTGAACTTTGAAAAAATAGTCGAGTCCAGTCCATGATCCTCCATAACAAGATTGCGATTTACCCGAAAACCCTGAAATTCAAGGTGCCCCATAGCAATTTTTGCTTTTGTTTTTTCAATATGTTTTAAGGTTTCATCATAGTTCTCACTACAAATCCAAGGAACCATCATAATGTCCAGTCCACCAACTTTAATGGTTTGTGGAGAACTATAAGTTTGAATATTTGGATAGGTCTGAAGAAGCAAACTTGGAGAATTGACGCTATTGGTATTCTTATAGTAACAATCATGATTGCCAATAATCATATGAACCTCATAATTCCGCAGAGGTTCAAATACAACTCTCTTTGCCCATTCAAGACTTTGATAATCAATTGACTTACGACTATCAAATGCATCACCCATATGAATAACTGATTCTACTCCATGCTCCTCAAGTGCAGGGAAAAAGACATTCTCATAGAAGAGTTCAAAATAATCGTGGAGGTATTTTGAACCCTTTCGGGCACCATAATGAGTATCAGTAATAATAGCAACCTTCATCGGGTTTTGTATTGGATGTTATCTTTGATAGTATTATAGTCGCTACTAGCTCCAAAAAGCAAGCCCTCATCTACCATCATCACTTCATCAAATCCACTTCTTTCAATAATTTTAGATTTTATTTCTAACTGTTTCTTTTCTTTTTGAATTCTTCTCAAAAAAGCATAATGAATAATTTGAGTGAAATAAGCAAAAGGATTACTACTTTTGTTAGGATCAAAATTATGAATATATTGAATACAATTTTCTACACCATCAGAAATCATATCCTCACGAAACATGTAATTTACAAAGTTCGGTTTATATGATAAGTGAGTTGCAATTTTTAAAAAGCAGTCGCCAAGATAATTTGATATTTGAGGTTTTGCCAACCCATTCTCTTTGGATTTGAGATACTTTGATCGGTAAACAATAATTTCTTCTAGCAGCTCCTTATTATTTACATAGTGCTCTGATTTCTTTTTAGGCATAACATTTGTTTTTAATTTTAAAATATTAATTATTATTATACCATTATTATACCATTATTATGGACTATTGACAAACCTCCAAAAAGTAAGTAGAATGCCTTTGTTAGGTTTGAAGATGAGATCTAGCCTTCTTTATGATCTTTATTATTCTTGAATATACTTTCTAGTTTTTTACGGGCTTCTTCTACTGAAGACAGATATCCCATTCTATCCGATATCTTAACTTTTCCACTAGGGCTAGTAGTTAGTACTTCATCATCATCACTTTCAATATAATTATTATAACAATCTATTATAAGTTCATTATTAACTTCTGTCATAGTAATAATTTTATCCAATCTAATAATAAAGAAATCATCAGATGGAATTTCCATCCAAGGTTTTATCTTTATCATTTGACCATTCTGATTTGTAATAACTTTAATTACAACTGGGTTTTGCAGCACTATGATTGGATCTCCATCATTTTCATCAATTGAAACCAATGAAAATATTTCTTCTCCACTAACTAATTTAATGCTGCTATAAAATTCTTCTCCCATTAGCTTTTAATTGGTATGTTTACAATATCGTAATTGAAGTTTTCTTCATTATAAACTTTAATTCTTTCTATTAAGTGATTAAGTGTATAATTTTTTCTTGATTTATAACTGATATCATCGGCAATATCATACAAAGTTGCTTTTGTTTTGTTATCGCTCTTTCTCAATACTCTTCCAATTGATTGGAGATTGCGGATTCTAGACTTCGAAGGTGAAGCAAAAATAACATTATGTAAATTCTTAATGTTAATTCCAGTACTAAACGTACCATAGGACGCCACAATAATTGCATTATTTTCCTTTTCAGTAATTTCTCTGACCTTTTCTCGGTCTTCCGTATCTACACCACCATGAACAAAAAATACATGGCGATTGTCCGATATGCTATTATTTATGAGATCGTATAATGGTTGTCCGTGACCTTCTACTCTTGAAAAAAGAATTAAAGTATTACCTTTAAGATCAAGAGCAAGATTGCGAATAAACTTATTTCTACGCTCATGATTAATAATATACTGAACTTCTTCCTCAAAAGTTTCAAATTTATTTGGTGGGTGTTTCAATAGAAGAATATTAATATCCAGTTTGGCAACATGACCCTTCTGCATTAATTCATCTGTACGAATAATCTTGTAAGAAGGACCAAATAAACCCTCTAAAACCCACTTATGGGTTTGTGAACCATCTAAAGTTCCCGTAAAACCATAACGATATTTTGCATCAGAAAGTTTTGTCATTATAGATACTAATGACTTTGATTTAAACTGGTGTGCTTCATCTCCTACTACCACATTAAATCTTGAAAAATATTGTCGGGGAAGTTTGTAGATAGACTGCCAGGTCGTAATGATTACCTGTGAGTCTGTTTCTCTTTCCTTTCCCGCATATATCTTGTGGCAGTATGAACCCACATCCCATCCATAATCTGCAAAATCTTTATACATCTGCTCTACAAGGGATGTCGTTGGAACGACTATCAGAGTATTTTGTCCTTTCTCAACGTAATATCTCACAATTGAATATATCATCAACGACTTTCCAGAAGCAGTTGGTGATATCAGCAACTTTCTATTATGTCGTAAAGCGTCGTATACTCCCTCAACTTGGTACTCGCGGGGAGAGTACTTGCAAATAGAGTTCATATAATCTTTTACACCTTCCTTTGAAATCATTTCGTTGACTTCAAATGGAAGACCATAGAATTTATTATTTGCAAACTCATAAGTATAATTGTGATTTTCGCAAAATCTTATAAGTTTATCTAATAATCCAACGTATATTTCTCCAGTTTGGGTATTAAATAGACGTATTTTTCCATCCCAGTATTTGTTGCGAAACTGGGGCATAAACTTCGCACCTGGTACATCAAAAGTAAATTGATCTGCCAGTTCATAATAAACATGAGGTTCTGCCTTTACTTGTAGGTAAACCTCATTCTTTTTGGAAATTATCAAATGAGTCATATACTCATAATATTACTTATGAGTATTTATTTGCTCAATTAAACCCTGCTTGGAAACGATGCCACTCAATAGCATTTTTGATCTGGAAAGTTCTATTTGAGATGGTTTTAATAATCTCTTCAAGAAATTTGAGCATAATATCATAGTATCTAATTTTAAGATCTATTTTATTCAGTCTCTCATCGGCATCCATATGCCTCTGTAATGCTTCTTTTTCTCTAACCTTATACGGAAACGGTTCTTCTACATAAACCTCTACTGGTGCCTTTCCTGTGTAGTAGTTATAGCGTTCTAATTTAACTTTATTGTATGTTTCTCTTGCCTTTTCTCTCAAAAGAGTTACTGTATTGTAAACTGTATAATATTTTGAATGTAACTGGGGTATTTTTAAAGACTCATCATGTAAATTATCAGGATCAATTACAGAATCTTTTTCCCACATTTCCTGAATTTGTTCAAGGTTCATAATAGTTTATTATTTTTGTCAAATATATTGTACATAGTATACTTGAAAGTTGCTTCTGCTGTAAAGTAATTAATATCAGTATCAGTTGCTTCAAATTCTAATGAAGTTAATGAAACTGGGTATAACCCTCTAAAAACAACATTTGCAGTTGTTCTATAATTGCTATTTAATATTTGTAAAGTACCATTACTAAATTGTAATTTTGGATCTTCTGTCCCGTTTTCATCGGTAATTAATTTTTTAAATTGCTCATGAGATTCTGGAAATCCTAATGCGGTTATCCAATTGTGTATTGCCATATAATTTGACATATCTTCATCCACAAGAAATCTCAAATAAAAATCTCCATACACAACTTGATCACCTGGAATATCAATCGCTTTAAAATAATTGCTTTGAACTGCCGTGTTTAAAGTAATATCTGGAATTCTACAACCATTAGAAAAGAAAGAAACTTTAGGATATTTTTGTAGAGTAAATTTAAATCCTACTGGAGATAAAAAGTTTCTATTCTGTATTTGATTACTAAAAACAGTATTCGCCATTTTTATTTTTATTTAGATAAAAAAAGAGGGTCCGAAGACCCTCTGAAAGTATGTGAATGTGGATCACATAAGATTGAGAACCTGTACTCTTCTGTAATAGCGGTTGCTATTAACATTAAGTTTACCAAGACCCTGGTTTGTTCCTTCAGCGAATGGGTTAGCAACAAGACCGTAACGGGTCTTAAAGCCAATCTTGGGCTGGAAGGTGTTCTCACCAACGGCACGAACCATTTGGAGAGGAACATATGGGCAGTAGAAGAGACCTGCGTCATAAGGTGAAGAACCCTTATAACCAACAACGTAATACTGACCACCAGTGCCAGATCCGTTAGGGTTAGTACCGCCCGAATATGGGTCGATATAAACGCGATACTTACCTTGAAGAACACCAGCAAAGGTATTGCCAGTATCATCAACTTGAAGATTTGCGTTAAGAGCAGGGGTGTAATCGAGAACGCCTGCCATGGTGAGTGCCGAAGCAACGTCAGCCGAGCAGAGGATCATGTTACCCTTTCCTCTACGGGTTTCTTGAGCGATTGCATTAGCATCACGCTCGATTTGGAAGATAAGACCCTTAAACTTCTCAACAGACCAACGACCGTTTGAGTCAACATCAAGGTCAAACTTACCAGCAGTTGCAACGTTGTGTTGAGCACCAGATTTAGCAACCTTATAGATTGTTCTGATAACTTCGCGGTTGATTTCAGCAAGAATTTCGCTAGAAAGAATATTAGCGAGTTCTGCTTCTGCGTTTAAACCGTGGATTGCCTTAAGGTCTTGTGCAAGCTCAAGGCTGTATTCTGCTTTCAGAGCACGTGACTTAGCAGTAACAGTGATCTTCTCGATTGAGAAGCCCATCTGATTGAACTGTGCTCCGTTGGTCTCACCTAGTGATTCAGCATCTTCGGTGTCCATACCACGACCAACTGTATAACCAGCTTGTGTGGTGTTACTATCTGGACTTAAGAGACCTGGGTTTGATCCTGCTTGTGCTCCAGTTGTACCAAAACCAACTGTTGTACCATCAGAGTTTGCTACGTATGGATTTCCAACCGCACCAGAAGTACGATCACTACCAACAGCGGAGAAACCTGAATCTGGTTCGTTGAAGAATGCTTCGTCGTTTGTAATGGCAGGACCATTATATCTTGAACGCATCGCAAAGATGAGTCCAGTAGGACCGTTCATTGGTTGAACGCCAGCGAGGTCATAAGCGACCAAGTTAGGCATCGAACGGCGAATAAGGCTGATTAGAACAGGATCGAAACCTGCAACAGGACCCGCTGGAGTTGCATTAGCACTAAAACCAGCGGTTGCACCAGATGAACCAGTGTTCATGGTTGGTGATTCTGAAAGGAACTCACGCTCTTCGCGGAGAGTTCTTTCTTGGTTTTCTAGCAGGACAGCGGTTACGGCTCTACGATGTGAATCCCTAATTGGATCCATACCTTGATAGTCTAGAATAGGAGCCCACTTCTCCTGCAATAGTTCGGTGTTGAACCCTTGCATTGTTTTTACCTCTTTTTAAAATTGTTAGTTTGAATTTTTATAATTTAGAAATCACTTTTTGGAAACTCTGCCAAGAGTCTGAAGATATGCTTCCATAATTCCACCTACTTGAGGTTGGATATTTTGGACATCTGTGCTTTCAGACAAGTTCTCAGAGTCATCTCTTTGAGCACTAGACACTCTTGAAGAGAAATAAGATTCTCTTAAAGTAACTAGTTTCTCACGATAGTTTTCTTCACTTTCAAACTCAACATTTTCAGCAAGAGAAGCGAGTTTATCCTTCTGAGAAAGTGCGAGACCCTCAGATACTTCTGCAAAAATTACATCTGCAACTGACTCTGCTAATCTTTTCTTTAGAGCAACGTTTCTATCGATTTGCTCGTTGAGTTTTGTTTCCATTTCATCAAGTTTATCTACCATACTCTCGATTACATCATATCTATCTTCAGGGATTGTTACATAATGATCTTCAAAAAGACCCTTCATTCCTTGGAGGAATGATTCGGTCATTTCAGTCTTAAGACCGTGCTCAACTGCAAGTGCATTCTCTTGAATCCACTCGTCAGCAACATACTCAAGGTATGCATCAACACGATCAGTAAGTTCTTCTTTGATTAATTGAACTTCTTCAATTAATGCATCTTCATATGAAGCATGTAATTCTTCTTTAATTTCTAAAACTTTTGATCTAATCGCAGCTTCAAAAATAACACGTGCTTTTTCTTGAAACTCTTCGGAAAGGTCTTCACCTTCTAGAAGAGCTCTGACATCTTCTTCGATGTCAATTTCTTCTTCCTCTTCTACATCTTCACCTTCTTCTTCAACTTCTTCTTTCACTTCATCTTCATCTTCATCTTCATCTTCTTTCTTTGCCTTTTTCTTGGAAGATGTATTTTCATCTTCCTCTTCATCTTCTTCAGATTCTGCTTCGGAGATTAACTCCTCATCTTCAGTTTCTGTTTCTTCACCATAGCTGGCTTTTTTGCCAACAATTGCCGCTGGCATAGGATCAGCACCCTTTGCACCTTTATTAACGACATTTTTTACTTGAGCTAAAGGAGATGCGGCATCTTTTAGCTTTGCTGAATCGTCGTCTGAACGATAATTTTCTGGAGTAGGACCACCTAAATCTTCCCAACTACCTGTTTGACCATCGGGAATACCCTTGGTTAACTTAGGCATTGGTTCAGCAGGTTTTGCTCCTTTGGTTACTACGTTTTCCATTTCTTGTAAATTTCTACCAACGGACATTTGTTTAGATTTCTGTATATAATCTATATTTATTTATTAATTTATAAATTTGAGAGAAAATCTTGGAATAAACCAAGTTTATACTCTTCCAATATTTTTTGGTCTACTAAAGTATTAATTCTACGTTTTGTCGATTCTGCAAGTCTTTCACGAAGAATACCACCATCCCAAACCCACTCTTTTCCTTCCATAATTCCCTGAACAAAAGCATCGGGGGCAGAAGGATCAGCAACAATATCAGCTGCAGTTGCAAGCATAAAATCTTCACCAACAACTTTATGACCTTCGTTGGTCATCTTAAGTGAACCAACACCACGAGAAGAAACGCCGAGGCAAACTCCCTCACCAATCAAAGATTTTGCAATCTTACCCATAGGTGTTTCAAGTAATTGTGCTTTACCTCTAAAATTTGTTCCTTCTTGTGTAAGAGAAACAATTTTATGAGAAACACGATCAAGATTTACTGTTGGGCCATCAGGATGTCCAAGTTCACCAAGAGCACGACCTTTTTTTACAAAATTTTCATTATATCTTTTTACTTCACGTGAAAGAGTTTCCATAGGATACATTCTTCCATTACGATTGCAAATATCACCTTGAAGGAAAATACCTTCGATAAACATTTTCTTTTGTGATCCTTTGCCTTCGGTAATAAATTTTACCTTTGATACTTCTTCTGTGATGAGTTTCATTTTTCTTAATTTGTAAATCCTACTTTTGTTCCTCTAACCGTAATACTATCTGCATATACACAATGACTTGGTGTTTTTACAATTTGCTCAACTGTTCCCGCAGGCATAGTCATTGAACCAACACCCACTCC